TTAATAACTTGCGTATCAACAGTGCAGTTTGAGATGTATGTATTGCCTGACCCAGTAATTGTCAGGTTGCTCATCTTTAAGCCAGAAACGCGAGCGGCAGCATTTAGTGTCAGCGTTCCAGTTAAAAGCGTGTTTGCACCTGTCAGCCCAGACGTTGCAATTGTCGTGTTAGTTGATGTAACGGTTGGGCTTTCGGTGTATCCACCTGGATGAACAATGACAGTATTCTTTCCAGCACCAACCAATGTGAGCGCTTTGGTAATAGTCAATACTGGATTTAGAATCGTTCCGTCTCCAGTTGCATCGTTACCATCTTTGCTGACATGAATTTCCAAACTATAAACTGGATTAACAGCAATGGTTCCAGAAGTAGTAATTGTTCCTCCAGTTAAACCTGCACCTGCCGTGATGCTGGTGACTGAACCTGCCCCCGTAGCCCCGGTCGCGCCAACCCCCCCCGCGCCAGTTGCGCCAGTCGCTCCGATACCAGTAGCCCCAGTAGAACCTTGTGATCCAGCAACGCCTGTTGCGCCCGTGCTTCCTGTAGCTCCATTACCTCCATTACCACCATCCCCGCCTTGTGCAATATCATATGTATTGCTAGCTATTTTAAATAATAGATTGTAATTGCCATCAGCATGTTCTGGAGCAAGTGCCATATAATTAAATTCCTTTTGCTATCTCATAAGTTTTACTTGCAATTTTGTAAAGTAAAACTTGTTTTGAGTCACCTTTATTTACAATAACACCAAAATTTTTAGCTATTTTAACAATAAGATTGTACTCAGAATCATCGTGTCGTGGAAGTTGCGCCATATTACGATAAACCCGCGCGAGACTGAAGCTGTTGCGGATAGGATTCTTCCTCCATTTCCATCTCTTCATCGTATCCTTCTGGCATCTCCTCTTCGTCTTCACTCAATGGATAACCATCAACAGAAACCAATTTAAATTCACCGTCACCACAATAACACACTACTGCAAGGATTTCCTTTTCATCACCCTCTTCCATTTCAGAAACATCCATGCCTTCTGGAACTGGAAACCTAACCTCATTAGACATACCTCCCATCCCAACCATTACCGCAACACCACCTTTTTTTTCACCTTCCATATTAAATCTTTCTTTAAAGTTAAAAAAAATGCGGGGAGTTTTTATCCTCCCCGCATTAGATTACCGACTCTTACGAGCAGGACTGATACCGCGTAGCTGGACCGCAACGAAGGTGCATGATAGCATAACCCCACTCGGTGCGTTTAGGCTGAGAGCCCTGCATGAACAGAGCGTAGAAATAACCATTCACACCAAGGATGTTGTTTGCATTGTCCTTGTTGTTGATCCACATAAACTCACCACGATAGTTAACAGGATCAAACTTCAGACCGGAGCCTGGGCTTGTGATGACCTGTGCAACACGCGAGGTGTAGACATGTGGATTGTATATGAACGACACTTCATAAGGAGCAGTGCGATATGCCGGGTTCACAACAGCCTTCAATCCAGTACCAGCTGGGGATGTAGTGAAGAATGGCACACGAACAAAAGCTCCATTAGTGAACGTATAACGAGGAGCTTGGCGATCAACCAAGTGAACAAATCCACTGTAGCTGAATGCAGCGCCGAATGGCTTGATAAGCTCATCAACCTGAGAAGAAAAGCGCAAGTCCTGACGGATATCTGCATTCTGCTTCTTGAGGTAGTTACTCGTTTCAGGAGAGCAGATGAGAGCGTACTGAGGCTCACCATCAACAATCGCGTAATTACCTTCAGCCGCATCGCGGGAGAGGTCGAGATAGAACTGATCGAGGATACCTTGATCAAGAGCATATTTAGGAGCAGCAGCAGGAAATGCTTGGTTCGATGTGCTTGTGGACATCGCCAAAGTATCATTCACGTCAGTCACAACCTTGTTGCCAGCGAGACGAGAAAACTCATCACGATAACGATTGCTCCAGAACCACTGCGAGTTCTCTTTAAGAACCTTAACTTCACCAGCAAGCTGCTCTTCAGCTTTCCATGCAGTGCGAAGATCATTCACGCAGAAACCAGGTGAACGGATAGCGGACTGCTGGAGGTTGTAGCTCTTGAGTGTGCGAGCAAACTCAACAACTTGAGGGGTTGGGTTACAAGTGTTGCCAGCGCCATCGTTAGTGCCAACATCTTCCCACGCAGTCGATGATGCGTTAGGAACAGTTGTACGCTCTTGGATGAGGGTCTGGATAGATTCGCCCATTCCAGCAGGGAATGTATCTTGTTTAACAAGACGATTCCAAGGGTCAGTTGCGATGAGTTTGGACGAGATCATTTCACCGATACGTCCTGCTTCCTGTTGAAGCTGATTGTTTACATCAGCGAGATTATATTGTGGCATATTATTTTATCTTTCTAATTAAATTTTAAGTTATGAACTACAAATGTGTTTAGTTGCCAAATGCAGTTCTGTTATTTTTTTCTTTGGTGAGCCACATCAAAGACCTTGCGGATTTATAAGCTCAGTTTATTTACTGATGTTAAGGAATCAGCGATCCATGTAAGATTTTTAAACAAGCCTTACAACTTGCATTGCGACAAATAATTTAAGTTGTTAAAATATGCAAGCATTATTTTTAACAATAATAAAAAAAATAGAGTGGGGTTTTTAATCCCACTCTATTGAGCATCTACACCAGACGCAAATGTTATGCAGAAATCCTACTTACAAGACTCTTAACAAAGTCATCAGTGTCTACTTTAGTGTAGTCAACTGACCTTGCTGTTTCTACTGGACTCTTAGGGGAATTCCCGCCAGCAGCGGCGGGAGCGCCTCCACGGAGCTTAACATTGCTATCTTTCGCTTCGCTCAGTTCTTTTTGCAATGAAGAGATTTGATCAACCAAGTCTGGAAGAACTGTCGCTCCAAGGATTCCATAAACCTTTAAGTTCTCAGGCCACTCATCGTAACCCATAACTTCTTGATGAAGCTTATTAATGTCTGGACGCTTGTCTTCCGGCAATAGGTTGAATACCTTTTCGCTGATCTTAGGCAGAACTTCGCTCACAGCGGTTTCACGCTGCGCGATATATTGCTGATATTGCTCTTGCTGTTCCTTTCCATAACGCTCCACAGAAGCTTCGTATGCAGCCTTTGAATTGGATTCAAGATCGGACTTGCGCTTTTCAATTTGCAGAAGGTTGTCAGCCAGCGCCCACACTTTTGTTTTGTCACGCTCAGACCAATCGGCAATGAGGCTTTCAAGTTTAGCTGGATCACCATTCGTATCAGCTTGGAGCGCATCAATAAGCTCTCCCGTATCAGACTTGTTTCTTTGCGAAAAGAATTCAGCGTCTTGAATGATTTGATTCAATGGCTCAGTAATATACTGCTTCCATTCACGGGTTGATTGAACCCTAGACATATAGAGTTCACCATCGAGTTCTTCACGCTCTTGCTGGATCGCTTCAAGCTGTTCTTTAAGTTCAGCAACTTCCCTTGCGGCTTGCTGACTCTCTTCACCCATAGCCTTCAGTTCAGCAAGTTCTCGCTGTGCATTCTTTAGATCAGACTCAGCCTGCTTGAGTTCCTTCCATCGAATCTTTGCCTTATCTTCAGAAGGCTCTACTTCGGACTGAACATCTTTTGTAGGAGCTTCAGCTTTAGGTTCCTCGCTTCCTCCTTCAGGTTGAACTTGCGCCTCTTGTTTTTCTGGTGCTGCTGGTGCAGGCTGAGAAGGTTCAATAGGCTTGCTCTCTTTCGGAGGCGTGACTGATAGGTCATTATTTGCAATTGATGTAAGCGCACTCCTAAGATTGGAGATTGCTGAATCTGTGGATTGTGGTGCTTCTTGTGTTTGTTCTGACATATACTTTATTTCTTAATGCCTGCGCGATGACGATCTCCCCAGGATTTACCCTTGGTTGTGACGCTTGTTTTTTTACCCAAAGCGGGTGATTTAGTTGCCATTGGCTTTACTGCTGTTTCTTTTGTTTTCATAATATTACTCCTGTTGATTGTTTGATTCCATTGAAATGCGTTCTGCTTCCAATATTTCATCCTCCGTATATAGTCCGGTGGACAAAAGCTTTCTCCTCGCTTGAACAATATACTCTTTGTCCAAATCGTTCAACTTCTTTTGAGATACCTTAGTAAGTAGTGTTAGCTTATTAAAGAAATCCTCAGCCCCAATAGACTTTGCAGCTTCAATGTCTGTTGGTGCTTTCGGACTACATTCTTGTCTAACAATAGTAAACGCCTCTTTAATAACGGGAGAATCTAAGATGGCAGTTAGTTGAGATACTTTGTCAGAGTATAGTTGAAATAGTTGTCTTTGTGTCATGCTCTAATTCCTTGTGTTTGAATTTTACTAGCAACCTCTGCGTCACGCAAGGCAAGTTTTTGAGATGCCTCTTGCTGACGCATAACCATTTTTTGTTGATGTGATTGCATATCCATTTCAAGTTTTGCTTGTCGTATAGCTCGATCAGAATCAATTTTAGCCAATACAGCTGGATCAATTTGCGGCTGCGGCTCTTCTCCCTGCATCATCGCTTGTTGTTCTTGCTGCCCCATCAACTTTTGAACCTTTAGCGTTCCATTGTGCAATATTTCATCTGCGTTCTGAAGGACTTGACGGAACATAGCCGACTCACTACGCATTGCTGGGTCTTGAGATAGAAGCTCAACGTGTTGTGCGACGTGTGCATTAAGCGCATTGATACCGCCAAGCATTGGCGCAAGCTGCATTGGATCAAGCTCAAGCAACTCTTGCGCTTGAGTAACAAGCGGATTAAGCGCCTCAACATGAACCTTTGCATGAACAAGATTATTCTGACCATCCAGAACTTGGATATTACTTCCAGCGACAAGTTGATTGTTTTCGATTTGTGCAATTGATGCATCAATAGTTGGTCGCTCAGATTCACCAGGCTGCACTGCATAACGAGCGGCATTCTCATATCCCGCAGTTTCAGATGCAATGTCCCAAATAAGGTTCTGCTTACCAAAGTCTGGCAAGCTACCGAAGATCCCCATTAGTCGATCAAATGATACCATACGAGCAGCCTCTGAACCAGCACCAACAGGTTTAGTAACACGCAATCTATCAACATCAAGATTCAAAAAAGCTTGCAGATACCTATCCTTTGCACCAAACGATTCTTGCCCCCTGCGGAGGAGACGCTTGTGGAGTTCAACGATCTGTTTGCCACCAGGTTCACGGGCATCATAGTCTATTCGTTTCATTCTACGAACCATTTCACGCATCAATGATTCCCATGGATCAAAGAAAAGATTCAAACTTGACACGCTCATTTTAGCAATATTGCTAAGTTCAGCGCGTACTTGTGTTGCTGACTTCTCAATTGATGTGTTTACCAAGGACTCCGTATTGTATGCCGATGTCCTCTCACGGAAAAGTTGTGTGAATGCATTTACAATAGGCAATGTTCCGCTTGATACATTGGGAACTATAGTATCCTTAATAACATCAATTCCAGGTGAAAGCAAATTATAGATTCCATTTGGGATGAACTGCATTTCCTGCAAGGCGGTCTCATCTTTTGGTTGGAATGTAGGAGCAGAACCAAATGATGCGATCTCAAGCAATGAGCAGTATGCCCGATTCAAAGCACCATTAATCGCAAACACATCGTATCCTTGTCCACGAACGCCATGGTAGTATCCATTCGTTCCGACTCCATATGTGAATACTGTGTATGCTTGATAGCTGTTCTCAAATCTTCCGACTTTCTTAAACAAGAAATCTTGAACAGAGTTATCATCATTAATCATGTAATGAGATACACGCCCATCAAACTCAGTAACCCACAAGTGAACGACACGAATTGACTGCTGGTTTGCAGCTTGAGTAGTAAAGAACAAATCATTGTTCCTTAACTCCATTTCAAGTTTCTCCCAATCGTATTGCCGGAAGTTATAATAATTGTTGTTATTATTTACAGACTGAATAATTGCCCTGCGACAAGCCTCAATATTGAACCCGTGGACTTGGGCAATCTCTTCATCCTTAATCAACTGATAGAGCTGCGTGGGACTATAGAAACGCAAACAAGCGGCAACATCGATGTTGTCTTGCCCGATCTCAGTCTTGCGCGGAATCTTGAAGTCAGACATATCCGTAGACTTCCAGCGCCAATCCCACTCGTCGTTGAACATAACCACGCCTACACCATGCTTGATAAAGCTATTGCAGAGCTTTAGGTATGTTGGGAAAAAGTTCCTCCAAGAACGGATTGCAGCAGTTACTTCTTGGGCTACAACTTGAGAAAGCTCATCGTTCTCCGTCTGTGATCCAAAAAGCGTTGGGCATGAAAAGAATGTTTGTGGAGCATTAATGATGTCAGTGTATCCAGCAAGAGCAGTATCAAGCACTTGCTTTGCAAATCCCCACGATACATTTACTCGATATGACTGACCCGCATTGATCAGCGCCCTTTCATCGTATGGTCTTTCATTGTCATACGCAGCATCAATCTTACTGCGGTCAAAAGCAGATACGGCATCCGCTCGTCGTAGTGTCTCCCAAATCTCATAGGCTGATTTTGCATCCTTAATTCTTGAACTGGGAGGCGTTCCATCTTTAGAAAGTGTTGCTAATACATCGCTCATTCTTCTTTTTCCTTTTGTTTCTTTTTAAGGGACTTAATGTTTGATATGCGTTGTCTATGCAATTTAGAATGTTTTTCTACATCAGAATCCGTAACATCCTCGATGTCATCCAAGATGTCTTCAGCATCATCAACTGATAAATTTTTTACCATTTTCATATCGTTATTATTATTGTCCAACAATAACTTGAAAAGAGAACTATCCTTGCAACCATGCACAAGGACAGCACCTTCATCAACTGGTTTATTCCAGTGAACATCCCAAGCTAAATTGGCATCAGAATCACACACAATGTTTTTATCTTCATGGCGATAGTTTTTTGTGCGCCAGTTATTTTGAATCAATGAAGAGTTTTTTAGTCTATTAACAACATACCATTGGATGACATGCGTCCAATGCCTGTTTGTAAGTGACAAGGAATTTAATACAGGTGAAAAGCATATCTCTCTGGAATACACTCCAACAGGAGCCATACGCTGACCAGCTAATGACTCGGGCAAAAGCTCGCCATTATTACCCTCATAAACCCTCTCTCTTGATCCAAGGTAAATTGCAGGATCACGTTTTTCTTTAGCTGCTTTAGTTGCATCTGAATAGTATACGTCAGAAATTATATCAAGCCAATTGTCTTTTATAATTGTAGTATCCAATTCAAACCACATAAACGCCTCGATATCACTCTTTCCAGAAATGTATCTGCATAATTGCTGGAAGTAGAAGTTACATGACATTGGCCATCCAAGTATTGTGTCATCAATAATCAGAGTTTCAGATGAATCAAATAGATGTTTAATCTTACTTTCAATATCAATGACATCACGTTCAACCTCGCGTGATCCAAATACAAGAAGTTCATGCTCTGAGCCTGGATTGAATTTTTCGATTGATTTTAAGAAGGCAGGGATCAAATAACGATCATGCCGAGATACTGGTATTACTAGCTTCATATTAAAATAACATTGTGAATGTTGCCGTGAACTTTATCGGAGACGATGGATATCGTTCATCAACGAACTCTTGGCAATTCACCTTCCTCCACACCCTCCGAGGCATAAAGAAAGCATACTCGTAAATGCCGCGAGAAATAATGATAACTTTAAAGCCTGCCCTATCAAGCGCGAATCCACTGCCATTGATTGCGCGTGATACCGCAATAGCAAGTGGAGACTTTGTGGGGTCATGTTTAATTCCATTAACATAATCTTCTGGTTTAACTATGATTTTAAAATCAATGTCTGGACGCTTCTTGTCAATAAAAATCTCTGACTTAGTTTTCTGGATTCCCAGTTCTTGTAGGAGTGTCATTGCAAAAATAAAATAACAGACTATAATTTTATTGCAATAACTAATTGCGATATTTTTTGTTTTATTATAATATTTTTTAAATGAATTTTGCTCCTATTTTTGGCGATCCAATTGAAGGATACCTTCACCAATATGGATTTAACTGGCGTAAGGGAACACACCAAATAGCTATTGAGTTAGCTATGTTCCGTGAGAAGATAACAAAAAGAATACCCGCTGATACTGGCGCTGTAGATACATTCCATCACTTTCAAAGGATAGCTAAGGCATTTTGGCCTGAGCGTGACAGCAAGGCTACCGTTAATTTTATATGGCATCCATGGGCTGAGCGAATGATTCGTGCCGCTTGTGACCATGAATACCTTGCAATTGCAGGTTCCGGTGGTTGCGGTAAGTCGGAAGCGTACGCAATATGGGCAATCATCAACTATCTTGCCGATCCAGAGAACACAACGGTTCTTGCTACATCAACAACTATCAAAGCATCCAAGCAGCGTATTTGGGGAAAGATCACGCGATACTGGGGGGTATGCGAGCAGCTTGGTTTACCGGGGCACCTTGTGGATTCAGAGAATAAAATCAGCTTTGTTGGTATTGGCGGAAAGCGATCAGACCTTTCTGGTATTGTTCTTATTCCTGGTGAGAAAAAGAAAGAGCGTGATGCTACTGGCAAGATGCAAGGTATCCACAACAAAAACGTGATCTTCGTTGCAGACGAGCTTTCTGAGCTTTCTGAGGCTATTACTGAAGTTGCATTTTTTAACTTGTCTAAGGGTTGCGAGCGATTCCAATTTATCGGAATATCAAACCCAGCTTCATATGTAGATGCTTTTGGTAAGTTTGCTAAACCAAAAGAAGGATGGGATTCAATTGATGTAGACGATGAAGAGTGGAAGACAGATCGTGGAGTGTGTTTGCATTTTGATGGGTTGAAGAATCCAAACATGGTTGCCAGAAAAAAGATTTACTCATGGATGGAGGGACCGCAAGATTTTGAGAAGATTCCAGAAGATGCAAAAAATACCTCGTCGTTCTGGAGGATGTATCGCGGATTCTGGTGTCCGGCTGGAATTACGGATCAAATATATTCAGAGATTGAAATACTAAATTCAAAGGCTACAGATAAAGCTGTATGGCTTGATAATGATAAGGCGAAGGTTGCATTCCTTGATCCTTCATTTACCAATGGTGGAGACAGAACTGTGCTTTACTTCGGAACCGTTGGGAAGCTTGCTGAACCACATGGTTATCGAGGACTTCAGTATGATGAGTTTCTTGTATTCAGCGAGGATGTTACTGACAAATCAATGACAAGATCACAGCAAGTTGTGCAATGGTTTCGAAACGAATGCCTAGCTAGGGGCGTTCAACCAAAGAATGCTGGATACGATAAGTCTGGCGCCGGTGGTCCACTAGGAGATTTTATCTCCGTAGCATGGTCAAAAGATGTATATGGCCTTCAATTTGGTGGACGAGCATCTGAAAATCCAGTGTCAGCTTATGATCCGACCCCATCACACGAAAGATATGTTAACTCTGTATCTGAGATTTGGTATTCAGCTAAAGAGTATATGCGAACTGGTCAGATCAAAGGAATCAGTGATGATCTATTGCGGGAAATGTGCATGAGGAAGCTTGATCCTAATGGAGAGAAAAACCTAGCTCTCCGCATTAAAGTTCTGCCTAAGTCGGAAATGAAATCAAGGTTTGGCATATCGCCCGACATTGCTGACGCGGGGATGGGTCTATTAGCTCTCGCGAGGGAGAGATTGAACCTTGATAGCTCTAAAGCAATAAAAGCGTTAAATACGAACAATAGGGTTGCAAGCAGCGGATGGAAGCAAGCATTCAGCAAATTTCGATCTATCTATTGATCAATCCCTGCTGTTTGTCTCTTGGAAAGATATGCTGGCTGCATCGCCTTGTTAGCCAAGGCAAATCCAGAGTTACCCAGCCGACGTTCGCAGATTTCGACGTAGGCCGGATTAACTTCGATTCCGACGAAGCGGCGTCCTAGCTCCTTCGCCGCCACGCAGGTCGTGCCGCTGCCAGCGAACGGGTCGAGCACTACGTCGCCTTCGTTGCTCCATGAGAGGATGTGCAGCCGCGCCAAGTCCATTGGGTAGGTTGCCGGGTGTCCGTGCCGCTCTTTGCCGTCGCTATGCGGCGAGCGGGGGAGATACCAGATGTTTTCCCGCACCTTGGTTTCCCCTGTCCGATTGTTGTAGGTGCGTTCGCGCATTTGTCCGTCCTCGCCACGCATCCCGCCTTTGTTGCTCGCGCCGGGAGCGATGCTTTTTTCCCGCTGGGCGTTCCATGTTTTCGGTGCGTCTTTAGAGAAAACGAACATGTATTCCCAGCATGGTTCATATCTGGTTCCGTTTTGGGGCGGTTTATTCGTTTTGTAGATCATGGTGTCATGCACGCGCAGTCCGCAAACGTCCTTGAAGTGGATTGCCTGCCTCATGCTGGTCAACGTCTCGCTTCCGCTTACGGTAGCGTCTGCCACCACCCACACGATGACGCCACCGTGCTTTAGCACTCGCGTCAGTTCACGCGCCACGCCCTCGAAGTCCCAGTTATGGCCTCCGTAGGCTCGCAGGTTGTCGTAGGGGGGCGACGTTACCACTAGGTCGATGCAGGCGTCAGGCCACGTTTGCAGCACTGCTACATTGTCGCCGGTGAAGATTTCGTTTGTCGGGAGGTCGGTGTTATTTCGGTCGGTCATAAAGAAAGAAGAAGATGGCTAACAAAGCGTTACAGCGAACGCCTATCGGCGTCGCTGAACTTGTCGTTGGGCGTATTTTCTATTTTGCCTTCTGTTACGCCACGTAGGGTGTTTGCGGCTCTAGTAGCATGAGCTGTTCAGGTTTGGATATAATGCCGTGGTTATGCAGATCGAATCCGGCTAAGTCGAAATTACATATAAGCGCCTCAACAATCGGCTTGCGATTTTCTTCCTTTGCTCCTGAGTGGTAAAAGTGATCCCGAGTTAAGATATTAAAACTCGACCAATATTTTGGGATCGCTATATTCTCGCGATAATCATTATGGTGCCATGATGACATAACAAACTTGGCGGGCGTGATACTTAGTGCGCGTGCCAAAGTTGCCTCATGCTCCTCTGTCCAATTGTTATAATAGTCAGCATATCGCCCCAAATAGGGTGGGTCGCAATAAATAACATCACCCGCTTTTGCGGATTCAATGGACACTAGGAAGTCCTGATTTAGGAATCTCCAGTTTGGACGAATAATCTTTGCGATAACATCTACTTGATTTACGATCTTAGTAACATACGCCTGTGCGAAACGATCTGGCTTTTTGCAAAATGGAATATTCCATCGGCCCTTTTTGGAGAAACGCATCATACCATTAAAGCCAGCGCGTGATAAAAACAAGAAGTCTAGGGGGGAACCCGATTCATTGAAACGATCTCGCACACATCGATAATGATCGTAGCCGTCATCGTCGGCGTTTCTCAGTAAATCCCCTTCCTTAACGAGGTATTCTTTTACCGATGCGGGGTTAATTGTGCCCGCTTGTATGGCGCTATAGAATTTAATAATATGCGGGTTCGAGTCGCCAAAAATCGCGGATGTTGGCTGCATATTGAAACCGACAACTCCTGTGCCCATAAAGGGCTCGATCCAATTATCAAATTCATGACCCACTACATTTCTTATCCACGGCACTAACTTCGTCTTAATACCCTGACTTTTTAATGGAGGTGTAAATATCTTCATGCTTCCTGTAGTAATTCCTCAACACGCTTTATATCATGCATGAATCTTTCGACAATTGGGTCATACTTTTTATCGTTGGAAGTTTCAGAGATAATCTTCTCTTCAATCTCTTTATTCTTTCCAACAACACCATTGTTTCTTGCTTCGTTTATTAAAACATCAATTGCATAACTTTTAAGCGTCTTTACATTTGTCGTTAGCTTCCACCCGCCAGGAGGTGATTCGTGCCTATCAAGCCTCTGTATCTCTCTTGTTATCTCAATATCAATTCCTGATATTGTTGTGTCTATCGTTCCATCGTAACAAAATGCAGCATTGTCTCGTTTATAGATACAATCTGGTTGCCATAAACAAACCTCTTGAATTGTTTTATGCTTTAGTCCTTCAGCTACACAATTTGAAGAACTCTGATTACCAATAAAACAATCAGAGCTATTTATAGCAGTTGCAAGTTCAAGGTAATTATTGATTATCAATCGCTCTACCTTGCCATACTTATTGCAGAAAATATCATATTCATTATCATGTCCAACGAATAGCATCTTGTCGCCAAGTATTTTAACAAGTTGAACCCACGGGAATAGCGGATTTGCATATCTTTGTGTCTTGTTAACAATAATTGATCCTTTGTATTTCTTATCTACAGGAGCAGTTATCCAAGGTTTAGACAAATCCACTTCTCGCTTAACCCAACTTGCATGATTTACTATAAGCGGTTTTCCCCACTCTAAACCACCACGTCTAAAGTCAACAAATGACTCGTCAATGCTTTGATTTTTATAGCTACAGCACTTATCTATATATGTCTGAAACTCAATAAGTGGCGATAGTAACTTAACGGCATTAGGGTTATTTTGAATGTAGTAGTTTGACTTGCTTGTTGTTGCAGACTTAACAACTGACAAACTTAGAATAATATCACCAAAGTCTCTTTCGTGTAAGAAGTTCATATATGTTTCCAGCAATGTTTTATTTTCTCAAAGTCTTGTTTAATCTCTTCATTCAATCCTTCCCTCTGCACATCAAGCGGGACATGGACGGCAGCTTTCAACGAGCAACTACATACCAAGCAAGCACCCAGTTCATTGTCTCGTTCTGTCTTTCTATTTCCAAGGATAGAGCTTAATAGCGTTAGAACAGCACCCATACACGCTCCACATGAAAATTGGAGTGTAGTATTCATTGGGCAAGCAGCGCAAATTGTAGCCCGTTTCTCAGCTTCTTCTTGGCTAACAAATGCAGCCTTGCCGGACAAAGTTGATTGCGCCCATGTTTTCATCATGTTTAAAAATGAAAGCACAGACGTTAGTGAAAGTCTCCGTCTTGTTATTTTCTTCATATCTGCACTTACACACAATCTTCCCCAATGCGTGTTTTGCTTGCACATCTCTGAAATAAACTCTTCCTCCCATGTTGGAGTAAGAAATATCCCATTAGCTGCACAATGGTTTTTGTATGCATTACATATAGCCCGATAGTCGTAATGTTTGAACTCAATGCCAGTCTGTGGAACTTTAATCTTCCATCCGCCAGGAGGAGATGTTGATTTATCAATATACTCGTATTTGATCATTCGTTCCTTAATCTCTTCACAGCACGAACTGCCATGTCGGAAGCTCCTGTGACTTTGATTCCATCAATTGAATATCCGCGAACATACTTTTCAAGTTCATCATCATATTTGTTTACAGGTAAACTTTCAAGTCTCTTCCGATTTTTGAACATTTTGTCAGATACAATACGTCCATACTCACGAACATATACCTCAAATTCTTTGTCTGTCAGAACATCGCCAAAGCGTTTTTGTGCATTTGATCTTGTAGGAATGGATGGGCCGCTGCCTTTGCTCAAGATCAGTTCATTGAGTTCATTTTCTGGAGTGTTTTTAGGGAATGAAAACACAGCAGGCACACCGAGCTTAAATAGCCTGTCTCCCCAGTCATCAGCACGAATTGGTTGTCCGAGAGCATTAAGAGCCTTAGTGCCTAACCACGGCCCAACAATAGGGGTATTAGCATAGATGGCTCCCTGCATTGAAGACCTGTCAACTGGATCACTAATGAAATCCGAAATGTTCCTTGATAGGGATGATCCAACAATTGGGATAAATGTTTTACCAAAGAACCCGGCTTGACCAACAAGTTCTTCTGTGATCTTTCCATCTTTTGAGGCATCAAACAAAGGCTTGGTAAAAGCAGCATACGGGCCTCTTTGAGCCAAGGCAAAGAATGCAGACCCCAACACCTCTGCGGCAAGGTTCAAGCTCTCTGGCTCTTTTTTAGCAAGGTTAAGTTTTTCTTTGATGCGCCAATCATCCAACCCGCCAGCAAGCATAATTGGGAAGAACAATGCTTCACCACCTCTTCCAATGTTAATTGGGATAACCGTATCTCCCATAACAATGTTAATGCTGTATGGTTTATATTTTTTGTGCCATGCATCAAAATATTGCCTGTCTGCACTATAGCTCGGCCCATTTCCAGTAATAACAATTTTAAACTTCTTCTCGTCATCTTCGTCGGTTGAGCTTCCGGCAAGAGCCGCAAGTCCAAGCATAACGACAGAGCCAGCAATAGTTTCAGTAAGTCTTTGTTTGTATTGAAGTTCAGTCTGAAGACTCATTGCGTATGGAGAGTCTTCGCCTTTGTTTTTCTTGTATTTATCTACAGCAAGACGAACAAATCCATATGGAGAAAACCATGCAGTCGTATGAAATACACGGGCAGGAACAAGAGCGAAACCATAAAGCATCTTAGAAAAAACCTGCATTGCTGGGCCTTGCCGTCCAGCAGCCTCTGCAATATTTTCAAGGAATGAAATTGGCAGGTAAGAAAGAATGCCATCGTCAGAAAGTTTCTTTGTTGTTTCAGTAAGGCTATCTATGTTGAGCGTTTTATTTCTACCAACAGTTTGAAGCGCATCATTGATTGCTGAATCCAATACTCTGTCTCTTATTCCAAGCGAAGAAAGTCCGGTTACAATCTCATTACGAACAGCAAGATCAGCCAAGACTCCAGCGCGATCACTCGCCATGCCATTAGACACATTTTGCATATATGTCTGCCTACGTAAATGCAGGATCATGTTGGCAAACTCCTTACGCTTGTTCTGTGGAATGTTGTTTTGCTTCATTGCCTCCATTGCATAGCGAGTAATGTTCTGATTTTCCAGTGCGGAGATAGCGCCTTGATCAAGAGAGGAAAGAACCCGTCCAGTAATCTGCGTCATACCAACAAGCATATTTGCCATGCCGTTAGCATAGTCGCCTTTAGCCCATTGATCCTTGCCCTTGTCAAACAATTCACGAAGAACATTCTGACCTTGCAGATATTCAACCACATCGTTCATGTAAATCTGGTTCTTGAACGCATATAATGTCTGGTTATACCAAGACTTCATACTATCCAAGAATGCTTCAAGTGCCATTGGGATACGCGATGGTTCAGTAAACGCATAGCGTCCAATGTCGGTAATCATATTACGCACAGAGAATCCAATTGGAGAAACGATGTTAACCAAGAGTGTCGGAATACCCATGAGTGCCTGCGCTACATAGTAAGCGCCAATTGCATCCTTAAACCTTACCGGCATCTTTGCCTTAACAATAATCTTGTTAAGTTCAGACATCGCTTCAGCCTTGTCTGCTTGATTTGCATTCTCATCAGAAAGAACCCCATCTAACTGAACGATGCGAGTAAGTTGTTCTTTACTAAATCCAGACCATCCGCTCTCTTTAGCAATGATGCCTTCGGCAGTCTGCGTTGGATCGAGGACTCCAGTTCTGATTGCGTCTTGAATCTTCTTTAGCGCATTCTTTCCGAGTTGAGCGTTTCTGGATAGATAGTTATTCCATGGCGCAGATTTAGCCAGCGTTGCCTCAAATGCCTTTTGCTTGGCTTCTGCGAACCTTTCAGCGATTACGCTCTCATATAGCCTTGCTGCGGTGTCTGCAGCTTGATTTGATAGTCCTGCCTCAACCAAGTATTCACGGATCACACCTTGCATCCATTCCGGATTCTGCTGATCTTCAAGTGGAGTGTCTTTGATGCGCTGGATGATGACCGCGAGAGAACCCTTCTCTGCTGCCGTCTGAAGCTCTTTAAGCTCACGATCCATCGCCTTGATCTCATGCTGCCTCCAGACAAGATCTGAGATTGTGAGAGCTTGTGCTTCGCTTGCGCCAGCTTGAATGAGTTTAGCGGTAAGTTGATTTGTCCACGCTTCCTTGCGGTTCATTCTTGGCTTCTGCCTCAAGTCTTGTTGAACAATAGCTTTGATTTGATTCTCTTCCTTTTGAGGGAAAACTGGAGTGTCGGATAGCTGGTTTGCAAGTTGATCGATAATGGACTGCGCTTGACCTTCAACATTATTACGCAATGATATTTTAGCCTGGCGTTTTGCATATGCGGCATTCTTTTTTTCAATTTGCCGTGCATACATATTATCAATGGATTTCTCCAGATAGCCTTTAAGACCATCGTAGTTTTCATCTATCTCTATTCCAGTCTCAAACTCTTTTGATACTCCGTAGATTTTACGAATAATAGAATCAACGATGTTCCGCTTTGTTTTAACTGTAACCTTGCCGTCCGGCTCGTCAATCAGTTCACTAATCTTTTTCTTTTGCTCCTTTAGTTCGGAGCTAATGAGACGCTGAAGCATATTGTCACTAACAGGCATATTAAGCTGTCTGCTCATTGACTGGTTCCACGCATCAAGAATAATGTCATATTTTGCGTTTACAGCTTCTGGCGTATAACCAGCGGCAAGCTCGCCTTCTCTCCTGCGCTCAATCTCTGCTACGATTCTTTGGTCAGCTTCAATCCTCTTCTCATCACTCAATTTATTCTCGTTCAATATAGACGCAACCTTCTCAATGTCGGTCATCTTGGTGTTAGGCGGCTCACCTTTGAGTCCAAGATCAATCAGCGTTTTCTGGACGATCTTCGCAAGCTCGTTGTTTTGAGCTTTATCAAGTTCTGCAAGTGGCCCCTCTTTGCGCTCTTGGTCGCTCATCGTCTGCCAGAATGTGGATTCAAGTCCACCAGCCCCTTGATTGACAAGCGTCTTTCTATAGTCGGCGAGTTTGCCAACAATGAAGTCTTTAATGTTTTTAGAAGGATTAACCTTCTCGGGACTATAGGTAAGTTTAATGCCTTTTATTTTCTTATCTGCATTAAGGTTTTGGAATGAAATAAGAAGCTCTTCTTTCTTTGGTTCAGTAGATTCTTTAATCTTATCCTCAATCTTCTTAACAACTTTTCGACCAGTTCTCTTCTCTACCTTTTCAATCTCTCCAGCAACTTCTTCTGGTTCTCCGATAGATGTATCTTCCGATGCTTTAATAGCATCATCAACAGATTTTACCTGCTCTTCACTCGGCCTATCTGTTCCAAACAATGCGGCAGCTGTTCTTTCTACTTTAGACTTTCCTTCAGTTTTAAGCGTATTGAATCCATCAATATTGTATTCTCTTTTCGCTCTTAATGCAGCAGCAGATTCGCTTATTCCTCCAGCAAGTTTATCAATAGGCATACGATTAATCCTACGGATAATATATGAAATCATTGTTGTGTCACCTTGAGCGGTTAACTTTGCAGCGTAATTAGCCAGCGATACGGAAAACAAACTTGCTCCAATTCTTGTATCAGAATTTGTCTCTTGATCTACAACATCATTGATTTGCCCAGCAAGATCGTTAGCCGCGCCGGATTTAATATCAAGCATTTGCTCTATGTAGTTCCATGCGTTTAAAGTAGCCTCATCAGATACCTCTGATCCATCAAAGAACTTATTACGCAATACCTCGTTGGTTTGCTTGATAATTCCTTCTGGAGTTGTGATAATGTCTCCACGCTCCCTGCCAGCTACTTGCTCGCGGCGAGGTTCTGCTACCATCCTTCGGATGTCTGGAGATGTAGTGCGGAACCTCTGCGAGAGAGGGATCACATTGCCTGCGTCATCGTAGGTTACTGGGTCTGCAGATTTGATTTGTTCTGGATTAAATACAGCATAGTTGATTGGTGCGCCCATCCCATCAGTTACACGAATAGCGTTTTGACCTCTTTCTTTTGCTTTTGCGATAGCTTGAACTTCATTATATGAACGAACAACACCTTTTCTAACATTTTCGGCTTTAAAAAATACAGGCATAACCCTACCAAAAACAGACGCTTCATTTATATCTGTTGCTACAAAAATAGCTCCACCAAGAGCTGGATTAGGTTTAAAAACATTAAATTGCTCCTGTGATCTTGTTCCGTGGAATCCCTTAATATCATACCCCGCCTTCTTTGCCGCCTCATCCACCATCCTCTGTGCAGTCTCCATGTCTCCACGTTCAACTGCTGCAAGATACTCCGCATCCTGTGCTGTCTCTGCTGTCTTCAGCACACCAGAATCAATCTCACGGATGATGCGCTCACCACTCTTGAATCGCTTGTGTGCGGCAGCAAGAACTGACAATGCGCCTCTATCCGTAACAAGGAAGTTAGTTCCAAGTTTCTCGTTGATCCAAAGCTTGATGCTGTCCAGAAGTTGCTTCCACTTCGGCATTGCCTTGCTCTCTTGGATCAACTGCATGAATGCACGGACTTGCTTCTCTTCCATCTGGATTGCTCCAGTTTCTTTGTTGTAAAATTGGTTGATGATTCTATCTGCATCAGCTTGCTCTTCTGGTGTCATCAAGTCCCAAAATGCTTTGAAGTCAGCTTGAAACTGTGGATCACTAAAGATGAAGTGACCAAGTTCGTGTGAAATAATATCCGATAGGTTTTCTCCTTTAGCGATATACGCTAGGTTAATCACGATCTGTCCACGATCTACGAAGTATCCAGCCTTCATCTCAAGGTCTGGATCAGTAGTATTGTTTACGATAACAATGCCTTCTGGTATTCCTTCCTTGTCAAAGTAGGAGTCAACCAACTTTACAGCTTCTTCGTATTTGTAGCGATTCGCTTCTGGAATTGGCGTGACTATTTCCTCATTTGGAGTTGACCAAAGCATCTGCTGTTGAGTAGAAACAGCAATCTTCCGCGCCTTCTTCCCGCCAACCTTCTTCATGTCCATTGCCTCTACTACTTGCACTTCTCCTGTCCGCTCGTTCTTAACAGAGTAATACTGCTCGCCTAAATCTATCTCTATTGCCGTCTGCGGAATTACTTCTTCGATGGTGTAGGTTTGTGGACTCTTTCCTAGCTTGATGCGGTTGCCTACCGCGACGCCTTCTGGCTGAGTTGGAGCTTCAGATACTGCTGGAGTGGGCTGGTAAACATATAGGTCTCCTTGTTTGACGTAGCCTTCGGGAAGTTTGATTCCGTATGAATCAACGGCAGATGCAGAAAATTTATAATCTTTAGCATAAGATAGTCTTTGATTTCCTACTTCTTTAGCTTTCTTTTTGCTAACTCCCTTCATTATTCCATTTTTAGCAAGATCAATAGCTTGATTGATATATCCAACCTTATCATTAATTATTTGTTTATGAATTTCAGATAATGGAATATCTCTAATATTAGAAACTCCAAGTCTCGATGCAGTTTGATTAACGATATGCACTTGAGGTTCAATGCCGGAAGATGAAAATTCTTCTTCCGTCATCTGCTCTGGTTTCGTCACATCACGCTGAATAGTCGCAACCTCTGGCGCGGGTGCTTCTGCTGGTGCAGCTACGGGGGAGGGCGTGATAGCGGGAGCCTCGGTGACTGGCGCGGCAGGAATAGTTCTGGAAACACGCTTGCCTTGCTGCATAGCCATAATATCCTCTGGTGAATATCCAAGGATTGTAGATTTATTTCTTCCCTCAAGATACGCCTTAGCTTCTTCAACTGACATACCACTCGGAGCTTGCTGTGGAGTTTTTGGCGTTGTTGTCGCAGGAGTTTCTACTGTTATTGCAGGAATTTCTTTTCCAACGGAATTGATAATTACATTTTGCGCTGTTTCAATATCCGGCAAACCAATCTCAATATCTTCACGCTGACCATTTGCAATTCGTTCAGCCCTAAATGTTCCATCAGATGATTGTTGAACCGAGTATCTTGTGTTTCCATCATATGCTACACCAGACATCATTAGTTCGTCTTTGAACTCTTGACTGACTGGCGCAACTTGTTCTTGTTCAACAATAGCAGGAGTTTCAGCGCCTACTATCTCAGAAGTTTGTGGTTTTTCCGAGATGATAGGTTCTTCCGCAATTTGAGTTTCAGCAACTTGTTCTACTGGAGTAGTCTCTGTAACTTGCTCGCCTACTATCGGAGAAGTTTGCGGAATTTCTCCAATAGTAGGTTCTTCGGTTACAATTCCACGCTCTCTTTCTAATTCAGCCCTAGCTGTTTTATCTCCAGCCCTAGCTCTTCTTGCAATATCCCTGCTCCTTACAGCATCCTCTTCATTCCTTCTATCAGCATCTTCCCTTAATGTTTTTAAATTATCTGCCATCTCACCAATTTGAGCATCATCGAGACCCTCGTTCCTTAAGTTCTCAATATATGAATCTGCCGCCTCCTTTGGAATACCAGAAGAAACAACCAAGTCCCTCAATGTAGGTTGAGGCGTTTCTACTTGCCCCTCAACTTCAGCCACTCTTTCTTCCGGCGTGAGCTTTGGCAATGGGGCTTGCGCTTGCGCTAGAATGCCCTCTCCGTCCTCGTTAATGATAGCTTGGCCTCTACGGACATCTACGAGTCCTTCCATTGATAGGCGGGCAATCTGCTCACTTGTGGCGGTATTGCTCGATACAGCTTGCAGTTCGCTTACGATGTCTCTGGCTACTTGCCCTTCTTCTTGGATTCTTGTTGCACTGAGTAAGCTATCGCTAACGCCTGCTCCTGTGGCCTGTTGGATTTGAGTTCCGTCTTGAGGTTCTTGACGAATGCCTTCTGGCTGGATGATTTTTTTAGTGGCATCTGTTGTTGGTAGTTGTGCAGCAGCGGCTGCGGTTTCTTGTATTAAAAGTTCCTCTTCAAGTTGTGCGGCAAGTTTGTCTTGCTCAATATTTGTAGCTGATTTTGATGTTACAACGCTTGCGGTCAATGGTGCGCTATTCTCTTCAAGTTTCGCGGATAGTTCAGATGTCGCCTTGATCTTGGCTTCTTCTCTGGTTTTAGCCATTGCTCGCTGATCAGCAATTCGCCCTGTAATAACCTCAACAGAACCTGGGCCAACCTCACCAATAACCTCACCAAATACTGCCTTACCTTCAATTGGCTCTCCAGCGGCAAGTGCGCCAGAAACTTCACCAAGACCACCAGCTAAAGCTTGCGCTCCAAGTTCGGTAGCAGCTTCGCCAGTTTTAGTTGCGAATTGCTTACCAATAATCTTCTCGCCTTCAGTAAGAACTTTAGTTCCAAATACTCGGCCAAGTTTTCCGCCAATGCCAGCAGATATTGCATCAAATGCGGCGACAGGAACTCCTCGCGTAAGCGCCTTATCCTTTACCTTGCCCATCAACTCTTCATTGCTAAAGAATTTTTGGATGCTGTCAGGGTCAGAAATATCCATTCCTTCGCCTTGAAGCTCTTCAAGAACCTTGCCGCCATATTCAGTAGCAAGCGATCCAGCAAATGTTCCGGCTACTTGACCAGCGGTAAAAGCAACTGGTGCGCCAATTACGGTTGGAGCAGCGGCAGCGGCAGCAACGCCACCAGTAACCAATCCAGCTCCAAGTGCAGGCAAACTACCGGCAAGACCTTCAGCTACAATGTTTGATGTAACCTCAATTGGGTTTTTAGCAAATGCCAATACCGCATCCATTCCTTCAGCCTTCTGGTATTCATCATAACCAGGCGCGAGCTTCCTTGATTTCTTATCAAACTCAATCTTGGCTATGTTCTGCGCTTCTTCTGGAGTAACCCCACCGACAACATCCATTGCTTGGCGGGATGAATCAAAGGCATTCTTTGCAGCATTTGTAATGCCTTCAAATGTTCCAATCTCGCGTTCTTCTTGCTGTGTCTTTAGTGGGCGAGGAGTAAAGTAGTTATCTACAACAGGCTGTTGATTGGAGGCAAGATCATCCTCTTCAAGAAGATCATCAAATAAGCCATTGCGCTTCGGAGCAGTCTGAATGTTATCTTCCTCAAGAAGATCGTCGAAAAGTCCCATACATTAAGGGTTCGCTGAAAACAAATCCGCGTCTCCCTCGATTCGCGTCTTTGCCGTTTCAAAGTATTTCGGTTCTCGTTCGATGCCAATGTATCCACGCCCCTCCAGCTTGGCGGCAAGGCATGTCGTTCCGCTTCCCATGCACGGGTCCAGCACTACGTCGCCGGGATTCGTGTATGTCCTGACAAGATAGCGCATGAGTTCCACGGGTTTTTGCGTAGGGTGGACGCGATTCAGGTTATTGCACTCTCCTTCGGTGGACTTGAAGTTCAGCAGATTTGTCGGATGCCTCATGTCTTCGTCGTGAGATTCAGACACCTTGAACACGCCGCTTGCTATCCCGTGCGTCGTGTCCTCTTTGGCGGCGTAGGCACGGTCACGCGGGCGTTTGTTTTCAGCGAGCGCGGCAGTCATTTGAGGATTGTAGGTTGACCGCCCGAAGGCAAACACCACCACATCCTCCGTCACGCGGAGCGGTTGGATTTTCGCGGTGGCGAAGTTTCCAGCCTTGCCCTTATTCCACGTCCAGCAGTATTTGAACGCCGCAAGGTTGGAGGCTATCAGCGCGGTCGTGAACGGCTGGCTTGCCGTAGTCACAAACACTCCATTCTGTTTCAGCACTCGCCGCACCTGCTCCCACATCGGCACGAATGGTATCACCGCATCCCACTTGCAGGCGGTCGTTCCATAGGGCAGGTCTGTGATGATCGCGTTCACCGATTTATCCGGCAGGTCTTTTATCGCCTCTAGGCAATCGCCAAGAATCAGCGAACAAGGCGATGCAGCCAATGACTGCCCTGCGGCGTCTTGGGGTAGTTCGAGAGTTTGATTGAGGGCAGTCATGGCTGATCTTGAGGGATAGGTTGTTTTCCTGCGGAAATCAATCTTTTATTTACCTCATCCTTTAGTTCTGGTCGCTTAGAAATAAGGTTTCTTGCTTGAGCAATATCGGAATCCTCGCCACTAACCCCTTGTTGTTGCAGTCCAGATTTGATTCTTGTCCTATGCATATTTATCAAGTCATTCTCCATTGGCGATAGCCCTCTGTCAGCCGCACTTGCCTCTATAGCTTGAATTGTTTTATATGAATCATCCAAGTCTTTAAGAGTTAGATTCTGAACAGCAAGATTCTTTTTGAAATAGTTCTCGTATACTCGATCATTCCTTCCAACGATACTCTTCATAAAAGCAGTATCACCTTCAACGTATGGGTAGTTCATTAGGATCTCATCGCGCATTTTTGGATACTTTGGGTCTTGCGGATTGAGTTGCGAGAACGCTTGTCTTGCCAATGGGATTTGTTCAGCAGCTTGAATTTTTTCATTCAACTGCGATTCATAAATGTTTGCCTGCGCCTCCCTATATCTTTGTGTAGCCAATTGTTCTTTTTGTTCAAGCCGGTCTTCATCAAGTTTTTGTTGAATGTATGTTGGAACCATTGGAGTAACTTGCCTTGTTGGATACTTCTTATCAAGGTCTGCATAACTAAATGCACTTGGAGTTTGAGCAAGTTCAGACTGCATTATCATTTGAGCAGGAGTTAATCCACCCTCAAAAATACCAAGATCATCAATTGTGGTTCCACGTCTTCTTGTAGCCATTTTATTGATATGTAAAATTAGAGCGTCTACTAAATGGATTACTGTAAGTATAATCAGGATTTGCTAATGCTGTCCTTCTATTTCTTTCATCCTCTTCTTGTGCCAGTCTAGCTTTCTCAGCAAGCATTGCATCTCTTTCACGAACTGCATTTTGTTCAAAATATTTCTTACGATCGCCCATTTCTTCAGGAACATCAGATTGAAATGCTTGTATAGCTTGAGAAATTCTAAGAGCGCCAATAGGATCACCACTGCTACTTGCTTTACTATATGCTTGTTTAAGCAATCCAAGTTGCTGGCTATATCTATTTATAGCACCTTCAGATGATCTACGCGCCTCAACATCAGAACGCCATGATTCAAATCCCGCGCCAGCTTCCTTGTCTTTAGTAAGTTTAGCCTCGTTAGCTAGACTGCCTCTTTCTTGTAGTGCCGCCTTATATTCTGGAGATTCAGCCCTTTTCAACTGCTTATCATAAACAATTTTATCCATCTTGGATTGATTAAGTTGTTTTTCATACTTTTGTTTTCTTGCTTCCGTTTCATCCGCAGAAAGCATTTCTCCACCACGGGTTTTTTGTTGAAGATTAACTCCAGCAACAGCACCCTTCCCGCCAGCTTTTTTCAACGCAGCATCAGCTTCTTCTTTTGTTTCGTATACTTCGGAGCTTTCAGCGCCCTTCCCAGCATACATAACTCGATATAGTTTTGTGGCTAGTTGTTTCTTGGGCTTGCTTACAGTAATAGTAGTAATCTCTTCTTCATTTTTAATATTTGATTCTTGAGACAATCTATTATTGCGTTCCTCCTCTGTTTCAATTTCGTAATATGGGAGCCTTCCTAAATTAAGCGGGACATCCAATGCACCCGCAATAGCCTCTGCAGCAGCGTATGTTGGGTTAGCAATAACTTGAGGATACAAATTCAAAAGCGGTTCTTGAACATAATTCGTAAATCCAGAATTAAATCCGCGATATGCATTAGCAAGAGCACCTCTTATTCTTTGACCTGTTTTACCAGCTTCTGTGAATTGCTTTTCAGTCATAATTACTTCCTTCCAAAGATAGCATTTCTACGAAGCATTTTTTTACGAGCTTCAAGTTGCTCTGGGCTGGATGATGGCTTGCTTCCACCAACGCGCATCGTAGCTGGTTTGCCAGCCTTCTCAAATGCAGGAATAGTTTTGCCTTTCTTTTCTTCCGGCTCTTTAGCTTTCTTGGAAACGGTAATCGTGGAAGTATCGTCTTTCTCTCCGAGAGATTCACGCATCCGGCGCTGCATACGCTGAACGCCTTCGCTACGAGGTTTAGCAGGCTCACTTGCCTTTGGCTTAACATCTGTCTCTGGAAGCTGATCCCCCTCTTCAATGTATTCTTGTTTGTATTTGTCTTCGTCTTCAAGTTCTTTATCAAGGAACTCTTGATCTCGATATTTATTAACTCGCTCACGAAGCGTTTCATCTACTTTAGGACGACCTTCTTGATTGCGCTCACGCATATAACGCTGAAACTCATCTTGAATTGGTTGGAACTTAACGAATTTTTCAATTGATGTAGCCATATGTTTATTGTTTAACGATTATCTGTATAACACTATTTGTTTAAATTGCTATTGTAAAATGTAATTTATTTAAGTTGTGTATACAGAAACATTGGTAGGACCGCCACCCACAGCAACAAATCTTCCATTCCCATATGTTACTGAAAGCCAAAAACGTGAAGATGGCAATGTTGATTGATTCCAATCAATCCCGTTATTACTATATGCATAAACATTTGAATTATTAGCTACAGTAACAAAATTGCCATTTCCATATGTTACTGAAACCCATGCACGTGAAGATGGCAATGTTGTTTGAGTCCAAGTAATGCCATCATTACTATATACAGCAATATTGCTAGTAAATCCTGTAGAACCACCCACAGCAACAAATCTTCCATTCCCATATGTTACTGAAAACCAATTTTGAGAAACTGGCAATGTTGATTGATTCCAATTTACTCCATTAGTGCTATATGCGACTACATCTGAATTAGGATTAATAGCAACAGCAACAAATTTATCGCCTCCATATGTTACTGAAATCCATAGTTGTGAAGATGGCAATGTTGCTTGAGTCCAACTTGCGCCATCATTACTATATGCAGCAATATCGGAATTTGCTGTATAACCACCCACAGCAACAAATCTTCCATTCCCATATGTTACTGAAAACCAATTTTGAGAAACTGGCAATGTTGATTGAGTCCAATTTATTCCATCATTACTATATGCAGCAATATTGCTGGGACCAATACCTACAGCAACAAATCTTCCGTCCCCGTATGTTACTGACCGCCATTGTTGAGAAACTGGCAATGTTGATTGATTCCAATTTACTCCATTAGTGCTATATGCGACTACATCTGAATCAGAATTAATAGCAACATATTTACCATTCCCATATGTTACTGACTGCCAAACGTGAGAAGATGGCATTGTTGATTGATTCCAATTTGGAAAATATTGAAACAAGTTTGTGTATGCTAATACATTTTGAGCGAAAGCCCCAACAAAAAATCTACCTTGCCCATATATAATATCAAACCAATTACGAACTGATGTCATTTTACCTTGAATCCAATTAACTCCATTGTAACTATATGCAAAAATATCAGTGCCTTGATTAGTAGCAACAAATATGCCATCCCCATATTCTACAGAAGTCCAACTTCCTGCAACTGGCAATGTTGATTGAGTCCAATTTACTCCGTTATTACTATACGCTGCAACATTTGAAAAACCGTTAACACTTCCAGATGTAACAGCAACAAATATTCCATTCCCATATGTAATATCATACCAACTTCCTGCAACTGGCAATGTTGATTGAGTCCAATTTACTCCATCAGTGCTATATGCAAAAACATTAGAAAGAACAGCAACTGGGGGGAATCCTTGCGCTGTTCCCACTGTAATAGCAACAAATATTCCATTCCCATATGTTACTGAAAACCAATTGCTAGAAGATGGAAGAGACATTTGAGTCCAACTTATCCCGTCATTACTGTATGCGCCAGCTGTACTTGAAGCAGCAACAGCAACAAATTTACCATTTCCATATGTTACTGAAGCCCAATTCCCAGATGATGGCAAAGTTGTTTGAGTCCAATTTATTCCATCAGTGCTATATAATGCAATATTTGTATTTTGAGCAATTACAACAAATTTACCTGCTCCATATGTTATTATTTTCCAACTAGAAGAGACAGGAAGCGTTGCTTCAGTCCAAGTAAATCCATCATTACTATATACAATCCCTGGGTTTTGCCCAGAATTTAAAATAGAAGAAATAGAAACAAAAATACCATTACCATAACTTTTTCTTGGTAAGCTTCTATTGGATGATACTGTTAATTCATTCCATTTAAAAAAAACACTATTAACAAGTGCCATTAATTTTCTGCTTATAAATCCCATTATAATTAAAAGTTTTGACCACTAATAAATCCAAACCAAGTTGTTCCACCATCATGTGTTACAAATGTAAATATATCAATTTTACCATTTGTTGATGTAATCGTTGGAGCAATCCCTTCCGCCCACTTAACGCTTGCAGGGAAATTTGTTGTATATGCAGTTCCATTTCCAGTTGTCTGCAATGTAAACGAAAATACTTTTGGAGATGCTGGTGGATTGGAAAAAGTAACAGTAGACGCTTGATTTATTGTTACAGTGAAATATGTAGCTGCACTAAGATTCAATAAAAGCGAAACTCCAGAAATCGTTGGAGATGCTTTTGTTTCGACTGGAATGCCAAATAAAGCCTCACCAGATACAGTCGTTGTTGTAAATGATGGATTGGCGGAAATAGCTCCAGTTGCCCCAGTGTTACCAATTGATCCAGTTAATCCAGTAGCTCCTGTTAATCCAAGTTGCGGAGCATTCACTTCAACCCAAGTATTACTGTACCATTGATACTCAACCAATGTATCTGTATCAACCCATCTTTGACCCTCGACTGGGGAGAGAGGTGGAACTGGATTACTGGTGCTATATAATGTATTAATTCCAGATGCACCTGTAGCTCCCAATCCAGTAGCTCCTGTAGAACCTTGTTCGCCAGCAACACCTGTTGCGCCAGTCGCACCTAAACCAGTAGCTCCAGTAGCCCCCGTAATTCCAATTAATCCTGTAGCTCCATTACTTCCTGCAACGCCAGTAGCACCCGTCGATCCAACTCCTGTAGCTCCTGTCGAGCCAGCACCAGTAGCTCCTGTCGAGCCAGTAACACTTAATCCCGTTGCGCCAACTAAACCAGTAGCCCCGGTAGCCCCCGTAATTCCAATTAATCCTGTAGCTCCATTAGCTCCTAATCCAGTAGCGCCTTGCAATCCTTGCTGTGTAATTGCAAATATTAAATTAGTATTGTTTGAAAAATTAGAACTTCCATTCCCCCCACTATTAACAAGTGTTACGGGAAGCTCAATGTAACTATTTGAAACATTTACTGGTGTTCCAGAAACTTGCCATCTCTGGAAGCTATTTGAACTTGCTTTATCTTGAATTACAAATTGATTGCCAATAGAAATTAAAGATAGGAACAAATCAATGTCTTCAGATGTTGCTGTAATATGAGAAACATTTACTACAGTTGAATTAATTTGAGTTGCATTACTCCAATACAATGTTCCATTTGTAGGAAATCCTGAAGTTTTACTGGTATCTGCATCATATCTATAAAATGAAGTTTGCTGACCATGAAGGCCTTGAATTCCTGTAGCTCCGGTTACTCCTAGTCCTGTAGCTCCGGTGGCTCCAGTGGCTCCCAATGAACCAGTAGCGCCAGTAGCTCCGACTCCAGTTGCACCAGTAGCGCCGAATCCGGTTGATCCTGTAGCGCCTTGAGTTGATGCAGGCCCAGGAGGGCCTTGTGGTCCAGTAGCTCCAGTTGCTCCATGCTCTCCAAATCCAGTTGCCCCCGTAGCCCCACGAACTCCAGTTGCCCCAACTTGACCTTGTATTCCAACACCAGTTGCTCCAGTAGAACCCAATACGCCAGTAGCTCCAGTTGCCCCAATGCCAGTAGCTCCAGTTGCTCCCAAACCCGTTGCTCCAGTAGAACCCAATACGCCAGTAGCTCCAGTGCTGCCATTAATTCCAGTAGCACCCTGCGCTCCGACTGCATAAAGAGAAGAAACAGTTAAGTCATTAATTAAAATAAATTGTTGCACTCCAGAATTTTGCCCTATAGGAATGTCAGATATTTGAAATCTGCCAGACAGAACCATTTGAGTAACATTGTTTTTTGTTCTTTTAAGAAACCATTTCTTATTTGAAATCAATCCAATCGACTCAGTGTTTGCATCACTTAATGTTAGGTTAACAATATTTGATCCAGATATACTTATGTTAATTGGGAATATTGTTTCAGACGGATATTCGTTTAACACGATGCCGGATTGAAATGTAAAATCTGAAATTGTATTTGAAAAATTCAATGATAATGCAAAGTCCGTTCCAAGTACGGCTTCAATATCAAGTTCTCCTGGTGTTTGTGAAAATGTAGACATAATTTATCTCCCCGGCCAAAGATTCTCAAATTGCATTGAAGCTTTGTCAATGTTTAATTTCCATTGCGAGCCTCCTCGTATTTCTCGACTTTCTCCATTTAATAGCTGCAAAGCTTTCATAAAAAACATTTCAGACCTATCAAGATCAGCCTCATCTTCAAAACGAAGAGAAGTAAGCATATTCTTTAATGCCCCAAGATTAGACACAATAACTTCATCCGTATCATATACGCATGGAACAAATCGAATCTTGCAAAGAACATCTAAATAATCAATAGATGGTTCATTTGGAACTGCATATCGATGATAGCTTGCTGTTGTTTCCGTTGCTTCATATGCACCTATTTGTTCTTCATTCGTTCCACTTACGGCATATAGGTTAATTCCCTTATTAGTAATTGGCTTTTGAAAAAATGTTAAACTTCTAAAAACTTGCGTTGAAGATGTGCTAATATTATCCAGCTCAAAACTAATAGTAACATCTTTATTATTAGCGTCCTTACCTTTAATTACAAGATGTTGTCCGGCATCCAACGGGTCTTCAATTTGAACCCTTAGAGTAAATGTTTCATATGTTGGATTTGCAAATGTAACAAACCCGTCCCCAAGATCATCAAAAAATGTTTCGTTATAACCATACCTCGGCCAATACGATGCAGTCCAGAGATCGGAAATTGGCGTGAGATATGTGAACCATCCGTTGCGAATTTTAATTGGTCCAGTAGCACTCCTTCCACTGCCGTTATCTTTACTCCACTTAGCTGCAAGAGCGGATGTAAACCTTCTTGGAAGCGTAATCATCCCGCTTGGAGAATAAAACCTAACAGGCAGGATAGTTCCATTCCATTTACCGCTATTAATTAATCTTTCTTGAGCGAGGTTAAGATATGAATTAAATCGATCTATGTTCGCTTGGTTATCAAGCGAAGGAACAATTGAGGCATAAAGCTGTTGCCTCGCTTCCGCAAGTGTTATTCTCATCTAGTGGGATAATATTGTGGAAGCAAATTGCCAAATGCGCTATATCCTCTTGATGCTGCTTTAGCTATTCTTTCTTGTTCTTTTTCCTTTGCTTTTTCCTTTGCTTCCCTCTCTTTCTGCCTTTTTTCATTCTCTCGTCTTTTTGAAGCAGTATCAGTTTGCATTTCAAAAGGAGATGAATATCCTGCCACTTGCGCTGCCTGCGCTGATTCAATATTAGATTGAGATTTCGCGAGATTATCACGCAATCCATATTCTTGACCAAGCAATCCTCCTTTTAATGCAGCCTCTTGAGATGCTAACGCACCTCGCATTTTGTATTCTTGTTCAGTTTCATCCATCCTTCTGCTTGAAGCCGCTTGAGCAAGTCGCATTGACGCTTGTTCAAGTTGCCCCATTCTTCCTTCAAGTCCACCAATTTTTCCAAGCCCCATTTTTTCAAATGATTGTCCTATTTGGGTTTGGTTGTTAGTAGAGATATCAGTTGGAACTTTAAATTGCCTAGCATCAATCTGATTTTGGCGCTCTTTTTCTTGAGAATCCCATAAATCTTTCCTCATGTATGACATATTACCTGTCATTAAATTTCCAGAAGAATCAGTTCCATATGAAAGAAGTTTATTTCCTGTGTTAGTCTCCCATTGTGATGGAGTCATGCCTGGGGGTTTAGGCTTTTGAGCTTCTGCAAATGATGCAGCGGTTTGTCCGCCTCTTAATTTTGGTGCCATAAGAGGTTTATTTCTTGTGCCAGTCCCCCATTGTGATGGAGTTAATTGGACTGAAGGAACACTTCCTGTTACGCTTATTTTATTTCCTGTGCCAGTCTCCCATTGTGATGGAGTCATGCCTGGGGGTTTAGGCTTTTGAGCTTCTGCAAATGATGCAGCGGTTTGTCCGCCTCTTAATTTTTGTGCCATAATAATTTTATTTTTTGTAGGTTTATATGCTCAATAATATTTAATCAATAAAATAATTTAAGCATCACAATTTTCTGTTGGAATCCATTGTATTTGACCACCAATACTTCCCAATACAAATATTCCACTTGATGGGGCTTCAGCCCAAGAATCAACTAATGGACTTCCTTGATGTCCAACATTAGGTCTTGAAAATGGAACAGCCTGAAAAATATTTGGGGGATACTTAATCGACGGGTTCCCAGCTTTTGCTATTGTTTGTGGATTTTCATTCATACATAATCAGCTGTAACGGTTACTGTAACTGCCTTTACTTTAACAAGACCATATTTGAACAAATCCATTGATGATGATACCAAATAATTACCAATAGGAAACTTTGCTGGATTTGTTGCTGGAAGTACATTGGGTTTAACGCCTCCAGTAATTTGTAAGTCACCTGGTATTTGCGGTCCATTATACACCTCATTTACTGTTAATACTCCATGCAACGCATCAGGCAATGTTACTGTATTAACATTTGTATCAATGTCATACGACCAATCTTTTCTTTTTGCTTCTGCGAAACCATTTATACTTACATCTTCAGACTTAGATTCTGATTCAGTTTTACTTTTTCCACCAGTAAACAATAAAACATTTTCTGTTATTCTTTTTAAATTAGGCCACCTTAAATATGTTTTCCCATTATTTTTATCGTTTAATTCTTGTATAATTGATTTATTAACCCTTCCGTTAGCTGAAATTTCCATAAAAAATGTATGTTCTTCTCCATCAATGTATCCATTGAATCCATTTTCTAATTTAAAATAAACATCAGCAGATATACTTCCGGAACTTTTAAATCCACCACCAATTGTGTATCCATACGCATCTCCACCAGCATTTTCTTGTAATGATTTATTTTCACCTTTAGAAAAATCTCTTGAAAGATATGCCGTAACTTCAAGCAATTTATTTGGAAGATTTATTTGAACCTGTGTTTGTGTTACAAAATATTGTTGTAAAAGAGCAGTTGCTATCGCCTCTTTATCGTATGATCTGCGAAGCGTCTTCCATTGATCAAGCGGCTTATATGAATTATTTGAATTTGAAAGACTTGTTGGAGGATTTTTGTATTCGTTTGGGCTTACAACTTTTTCTGTGTATTCAATCGGAATACCTAAAACTTCATCATATTCAACGCCACTTAGTAACGGCCACTCTTCAACGCTCAAAGTTTCTACTTGTCTTTTGGTTTCATCAATTGCTTTTGTAGTAGCTTTAATAGTAAGGAGGCTACCATTATTTACAGATACACCTTCACCAGAGAGCCATGTTTTATCGTATACATATGTTCCTCCAGATGCCCTAATTAATCCAGCGGGAGAATCAACAAGTGTAAAGTCTTCTAGAGCCGTTGGACCATTATGAGTTATTGTTGTTTTTTTAGACTTTGATGAATCAATTGGTGTAACTTCAGAAGATATTACATTAAATGTAAGTGGATCAGCAGCAGTTCCGATCGGAACAATTGTTTCAGTTCTTGTCATTCTTCCCATCAACCCATCTTTATTTTCTTTTCCAGAAAGTGTCTTGGGACCAGTTGATGTAGTTGTTCTTTTTACAGCTTTTGTAGCTGAAGTTTGTTGAACTACAGATGCAACAACTGACTCAGATAACGCATCAGGTTCAGTAGATGGAACAACAATATCATCTGTAGTTACAGTTTCACCAAGCAAACCTTCTTTTTTTTCTTTTGTCCTAAGAGTAGAATGACTTTCAACAGACGATGTTGTTTTTACACCCTTACTTACATCTTCTTGGACAACCTGCGATCCAGTAATCAGAAGCCCGTCAGGGTCTGGCGGAGTTCTTGGAGGGACAGTTTGCGTGTCTATGCTTTCTAAGTCACCTCGATCATTGTATCTTTTAGTTGGAACAGTTGGTCCAGGCAGTGTTTCGTAAATCCTAGTTACAGTTACATATTTAGAATCAAGCTCATTTTCACTTCTCTCTACAATCTCATCAACAAGCAATGCATTGGGAAACATTTCGTCCGGTGTCAAATCCGGCAATGGGAAGTATGTTTCCCTTGGAACTACATATGTTCTTGTATAAATTGGATGATCTTGCGATCCAGCACTATACTTGATTGCGTAGTTGTAGCTATCTTGGTTTACTCGATCATTAGCCCAGATACGCTTCACCCACTGACCATCTTCGCTTGATACCTGTTGGAATACCAGCTTATGCTCTGGAAAGCTGCCTTGCTGCGATCCGTGCGGAACAGTATCCCACATCGTTCCATACTCCAACTTCTGGTAGTCTCCCTTCCACGCATTTACTACTTCGGTAATGATGACATCGTCAATTACCGGAGTCGGAAGCGATTGAATCCCCTTTGCTGGGGCTGGATTCATTGCGTTGGTTGTTTTTATGGGTTGCATAATTTTGGAAATATATTGTTAACAATTATGTTATTCAAGTGTAATTTTTAGCTGAGTCGCAACATCCCGATACTTTATTAACTGAAGACGGGTGTGATCTTGCTAATGTTTCAATAATTTTTTTAGCATATTCATCATTATTTTGATTTTCTTTAATGCAAGAAATACAATTCCCAATATACGGATGGCCTCCATACATTCCTATTTTACATACAAAAAGATTCTTTGAATCGGTATTAATTTGGTGGTCACAATAAATTTGATTTCTCATACAACCTCCTCTAAATAAAATTGAATATTTTCAAATCCAGAATCTTGAAGTTCAGCTATTCCAGTAAAACTAAAGCCCATTGTAATTTTACTTTCTGTGTTTATAATTATTGCTTCAGCTGTTCCTATTTGAGTATTTGGATTTGACCCTCCGCAATTTTGAGAGTCCTCCAATGAATATCTTATTGTCTTACCTCCATTAGTAATACTCCAAGGATTGCCAGATGTCCCTCCATATGTTGTTGTCCATGTGATATTTATAACTGGATTTAATGTATAATTAGCTTGGTAATATGAATTTACATGATAGAAGCCGTCTCCAGAACTAAAATTAATTCTTAATTTATATTGTTTATTTTTAACAAGAACGTATGGAGGATTTATAAAATATGTTTGAATAGCTGGCCCCATATTGCATCCTTGATTTAAATCTTGAGATGTAGCAGAAGCTAAAAGACCAAATGGTGTAGCGCAACACTCACAACTTACCTTTCCATCTTTTGTAATAACTTTGCCGTTCTGTAGTTTAATCGTAGCCATTTAATATCTTTCTACCAGTTGCGTAAGTTGATCTACGCTATACTTCAGTTTCCGTAAATAGCAATCTGCCCTGGCTAACGCAATGCAAATATGCTCATCTTTAGCGCAAAGCGTCTTTCCTTCTATTTTTATTCTATATCCAGACGATGGCTTTTTGTCAGAAACTTGTATACTTTTTTCTGAGAAAACAAACTTCAGCCTACCATCATGGCAGTATGTCGTATTGTCCCGTTCATATATGCAATCAAACGCATATAGGCAGGTTTCCACTATGCTTGGGGCGCGTAGTGCGTTTGCAATGGCGTTAGGCGAGCTTTGATTTCCAATGAATAGTGATGATGCCGCTATAGCCTCCGCGACATCATACAGGTCGATTGTGTGCAAATGCTCAACCTCACCGAATTTCTTGCAGAAATCTTCATACTCTTCTTTATGCCCAACAAACATTATGTCTTCTGAGAATGTATCTACGATTTCCTTCCACGGGAAAAACTCGCCATGCCACCTCGCTCCTCGACTTACAATGATCTTGCCGGATGTATAGTTGTTCTTACCGGACTTGATCCACGGTTTGCTCAAATCAATTTTAGCACCAACCCACCTTGCTACTCGGTTAGCGATATTGTGTCCATAGATCATCCCCCCATTCCGGTATGTGGATAGATCAACATCGATGCGCTCGCCATCATGCTTCTTCACGGATATTCCCTGCGCCCCTATTAGCCTTGCAAATGCGCCAATTCGATTAACGATTGGTTTAGTCCACGGACGATCATCAATGTAGAGATTCGTTACTCCTAATGCCTGCATGGTAGGAATTGAATAAATAATATCTCCGATGCAGCCGGAATGAAATGCGTTCATGCTTCTATTGTTAAACGATACTGAAAGAAATTCAAGTTACTTTTTCTTTCAAAAATAATTTGACTTGTTGAAAGAACTGTATAATATTTTCCACATCTTACTTGAATCGTCGGAGGTTTAAGGTGGTAAATTTTCCCTTGGTCAATAACCCGTCTTGATATCCGACTATCAGGGCGGGTTTTTCTTTTAGTATGAAGCCTAACGGCAGTTCCCTAAAAAGAGCCTGTAAGAAGCTGTATCGGTAAGCGACATATGACCGAGAAAATGGTGACGAGAATTTAATCGCACTCACCAAGTATATGCACAGACTGGAATGATGAAACCATGCCAACCAGTCACCAAGAAATTGGATACACGCCACAGCGATGTGGGCGAAGGTGCTACTAAGGGTGGATATAGAGTGTTAGTGCAGCCCGTTAAAGATAGTAGCATTACTGCTGATAGTGCCATTTGCCGATTCCTATATGGGAGGTTTAATGTCAATTGATGCCCTTCATCTACGCAATAGGCGAAGTGCATCCTGAAGCCTTTACCTCAAGCCAACTGGGAGATATTAATATACCCTATCAAACCCAATAAACACCATATCCGATTAAGATATACCTTGTCGGATATAGAAACCATGATACAATTATTACCGCAATGAAACACACATTCCACGTTTTGGGACTTCCTCACACAGTCTCATCAAAAGGATTCAACGCTTGCGCGTACTCGCAAAAAGTAGTAAAATTTGCAAAAATGATGACTGATCGAGGTCATACAGTTATCCACTACGGACATGAAGACTCTGATCTACAATGCAGCGAACACGTCACAGTGCTTACCAATGACGACTTCAAGATATCTTATGGATCACATGATTGGCGCAAGACCTTTTTTAAGTTCGATGTCAACGACCATGCGTATCGTAAGTTTTACGACAACGCTATCCGTGAAATTTCCAAACGGAAACGGAGTAACGAGTTTATCTTGCCATTCTGGGGTTCTGGCGTACGCCCCATTTGTGATGCCCACCAAGACTTGATTTGTGTTGAACCAGGAATTGGATATGCTGGTGGACATTGGGCGCGTTGGAAAGTCTGGGAGAGCTATGCAATCTACCACGCTTATTGTGGGTTGAAGAATGTTGGTCAGTGCAACCAAGATTGGTATGACGTTGTTATTCCAAACTATTTTGATGTCGAAGATTTCGACTTCGTTAGCAAGAAAGAAGATTACTTCCTCTACCTTGGCCGAGTATACAACGGGAAGGGAGTAGATGTTGCTATCCAAGCTACGGAGCGAGCAGGGGTCAAGCTGGTCATCGCCGGACAGAAGGAAGAAGGATATAAGCTGCCTGCTCACGTTGAGTATGTCGGGTATGCTGACGTTCCAACTAGAAAAAAACTCATGGCTAACGCCAAGGCATCGTTCTTGCCAAGTATGTATGTCGAACCATTTGGTGGTGTCCAGATTGAAAACTTGTTGTCTGGCACTCCTACTATTACTACAGACTGGGGTAGCTTCGCTGAAAACAACCTGCACGGAATTACAGGATTCCGCTGCCGCACGATGGGTGATTTTGTAGATGCTGTCAAAAATATCGACCGCATTAACCCGTATGATTGCCGTAAATTTGGTGAGAACTTTACATTAGAAAAAATAGCTCCGATGTATGAGAAGTATTTCAACGATGTCATGGATGTTTATACAGGCAAGGGTTGGTATGCAGATGGAAATGACATTGACGCAATGACACGATTCTACCCCAGCATGGATATGTCACACGCAGGCATTTAAGATTATGAAGAGGGTTCTATTCTACACACAGAATAGGTGGGCATTCGGTTCTATCCACCATGGGCTATGCAAGGAATTGTATAAACACGGGATATACGCAAACCTGCTTGATTGGACTATTCCATACTCGCAGCATGAGTTTGATTTTTTAAATAGAACATACGATATATTTGTGACAACGCCCGAAGCAGTAATACCGCTTCATCAACGAGGGATTGCGCTAAACAAGATTGTAAGCATTGCACATGGTCAATGGGACATCTTGCAGGCAAGACGAAACTCTGGAGTTGATTTCTACTCGCAACTTAAAAGCTATGCCGTTATATCAGATTTCCTAAAGAATAAATCAATTGAGTTTGGAGTTACCTGTATTCCAGACATTGTGAAACTTGGAATCCATACAGATGTGTTTAAGCGGAGCATATCTGATAGACTGCTCGTAGTTGGATATGCCGGGATGAAGGAAACCAAGAACATCTTTGGTGATGAGATCAAGCGAGGAAAGTTGGTTGAAGATGCAGTAACAGGAATGAATGTTGACTTGAGATCATTTCCGGAAATGAATCACCTATGTATGCCGTCATACTATGAGATCGTTGATTGTGTTGTGATGTCTTCAACAGAAGAGGCTGGAGGATTGCCAATGATGGAAGCAGCCGCAGCTGGACGATTAACGATAGGAACTCCAGTTGGGTATTATGCAGAAGACGCAATCGAAAGCGGAGGTGTAATGGTCTCAATTGAGACTAATGATTTTATCAAGGAAACAAGAGAGGCGATTCAGCGATACCAACAAGACAATCAGCTATACCGCTCCACTTGTGCAAAAATACAAGAATACGCGATTGAAAAATTCAATTGGTCTGATAGGATAGAGCCTTGGTTAAAACTATTCACATAACATGAGCAACACAACACCATATCAACAATTCGTAAATTCAATCGTTAAACCAGGAGACGAAATCATCCGGCAATTAACCCCGCAACAAGCCCACCTGCTCCATATGGCAGTCGGCGTGTCCGGCGAAGCTGGAGAGCTTCTGGACGCAATTAAGAAGCATTGCGTGTATCAGAAACAAATCGACTTTAACAATGTCATGGAAGAGGCTGGAGACATTTTGTTCTATCTTACAGGAATCCTTAATGAGTTGGACATGACGATTGAGCAATGCATCCAGGCAAACATGGATAAGTTATCCAAGCGATACCCTAATGGAACTTATACTAACGCAGCCGCAATTGCACGGGCTGACAAGAACGATCAACCAAGCATCGAGGATGATTTCGGTGATGTTAAAACTGAACAAGTAGCCTGCACACCCGGAGAAGTAGGAACTGCTATGCTCCGATCTCACCGCCATAGAAGTATTGTATATATACCCTATCAAACCCATAGCTACCTTAAAAAAGCAGATACATAAACATCTCCCCAACAGTTTCGTGGTAGCGGTGAGGGGACAATGCCGTTTACTCTGGTGCAAAAAGGCCACACATTTAATAATAAAATACTACGCACATCTAATAATAATGAAGAGCGACATACATATACTTATTAGCGCACTACGCATTCTTTCAGATGAGATTTTGTCTGATGATGGAGTTGCGAATTCTGTTGTTCTTGAAGCTGCAAATAGACTTCAAGAATTACACGATGAGAACAATTCGCTCAAAGACATTATTGAAATCCATAAGGGAAACAAATGAACTGGGACGAATATGCTATTGGAATTGCAGAAGCCGTAGCCAAAAAAAGTAAAGACCCATGGCATCAGGTTGGCGCTGTGATATTGCGAGAAGACCACTCTATAGCTTCTGTCGGATACAATGGATTCCCACAAGGAGTAAAAGAAGACTGGTCTGATAGGGATCAGCGCAGGAAGTATGTTATCCATGCAGAGCAGAACGCGCTAAGATTCATTAAGCCTGGTGAGGGTGATACGCTTTACTGCACACTACTTCCATGTGGAGACTGCATAAAGGCTATTGCGGCGTATAAGATAAAAAAAGTTATCTACCAGAATGTTTATGCAAATGACCCTATAGCTCTTGATGTTGCAGAAAAAATGGGAATTGAACTTGTTCAGTTCAAGAAACCAAAACTAACATCGCACTGGGATCACAGCGGGAAACCGTCTATGTTTATTGTTAAACAAAACCAATCTGAAATTTATCGAGGCACATACCCAAACGGAGCAAGGATACTCGGAATATGAACGATCAAGTGGGGGCACGCCGAAAATGAGCACGAATCAACCGCAGACGTTACTGGCGTTGCCTCGCACGCCTTGTTCGCTGTTCTTCGGATGCTGTCTCGACGTGATGAAAGAGATTGAAAGCGGTTCAGTGGACATGGTGTGCGCCGATCTCCCCTACGGCACGACATCATGCAAATGGGACAGCGTGATACCATTTGAGCCTTTGTGGGCGGAATACAAGCGGGTGTGCAAGCCAAACGCTGCGATCGTTCTGACTGCTAGCCAGCCGTTCACATCTGCCCTAGTGATGAGCAATCTCCACGCATTCAAGCATGAGTGGGTGTGGAACAAGAAAATATCGGGCAACCCGATGCTGGCGAAAAGGCAACCGCTGAAAATTCATGAAAACGTCCTAGTGTTCAGCTACGGAACAACCATCTACAACCCGATCATGTGGGAAGCTGCCGTGGCAAAGCGTAGAGGGTGTGGAGGTAAAAGCAAACTCTGGGCGGGACTGGAGAAAATGGGGGAACCAACGAAAGAGAGATACCCTGTATCTATTGCAGAGTTCAGCAACGGGAACCGAGCTAGAAGTGAGATTGCCAACCACCCCACCCAGAAACCCGTCGCGCTCATGGAATATCTCATCCGCACCTACTCCAACGAAGGCCAAACGGTCTTGGACAACACGATGGGAAGCGGGACGACTGGCGTAGCGTGCATGAACACGGGGCGGCAGTTCATCGGCATTGAACGGGATGCGGAATACTTCCGCGTGGCGATCAAACGAATTTCTTCAGCGAACCATGGCCATCACCCACAAATCCACGCGCACCATCGCCGAGGCCTCGACCGTCTTGTTAGCCGTTCGGGAGACGCGGAAACCACAACAAACATATACATGGATAACCTACGAAAAATCATTGAATCAGCAATCGAAGCTACCAACACAGAAAGCGGGAGCGACACTCCCGATTTCATTTTGGCGGAATATCTCACGGACTGCCTCGCGGCATACGACAAGGCAGTTTTAGCGCGTGAGAAATGGTATGGGCGACCCGCTCGACCGAAAGCCATTTCCGTCGGCTAACAGACTTTTGCTATAATTCTTGCTTGGGCAATTATCGCCACAGCGCAGACACCGCCGGACTCCGGCACGAAAAATCTATGAACCCAAAACCAAACTCCGAGGCGGCGGAAACCGTCCAAACTACGAACGTCCCGGCGGTTGATCTGCCGCGACTTGTTCGGCTTTGCGCCGATCACGGATACAGCGTGAGCCGTGACTACGCCGCTCTCTACGAAATGGCTCAATCGCAAAGCGTGGTGTGCTTCGTGGATTATCACGAATGCCGCGATGTCGCTTGCACGCTGGTCAGGCGGGGCGACATCGAAATTGGTGCCCGTGGTATTGGCTACGTGGGGGCGACATCGAAGGGTGAATTCGTGCTGCAATGCCGCCGCCTAAATGTGGAGTTCATTCCTCTGCCGAACGCCTTATCTGCATTTGCTGAAATGCGGACAAGGAAGTAATTACGCCATACTTGAAC